ATGTTCATGAAATTGATTCATTGTTGCCAGAAGATATGGCGTTTTTCAGTTTAAATAATTCTGGACCAGAATGTTGTACGGTACAATATTTACCACCTAATATGAGAAAGATGTATACTCCAAAAGAAGCAAATTTTCAATGTGGTTCAAAATCAAGTGGATGCATATGTATGAGTCCAGATCAATGGACATTTATGGCAAATCGTGGTGGAAACGCATAGTTCAAAAATTAAACTTTGTATGCGTTGATTTTTATACATATTTTTCTCTTTGATAGAATATAGAAAAACATGTCACAAGGTTTAGTAGAAATACAAAAAGAATATACGACATTTTTAACGAATAGTATAACACCCCTTATTTATGAAGGGTTATCTTCTTTGTACGAATATTCACAAAAGAAGGCTACGGAAATAGAAGGAAAAGCGAAATATGATTCGTCTATTGACAATCCAGGTGTATTAGCTATTTTCCAGGTTAAATTGAGCCATATACCTGATTGGAATAAAGAAAAAATCTCAACAGAGACACAACGAATAAAAGAAAGTAGTGGGTGTTCTGAATGGTTTGACGATTTAATCAGAGCCATTATAAAAAGTAATATTACTCTTTTAACTGGTGGACGATATTTTCCGATGAAAATGCAAGAGCATTATAAGAGAATTGATACACAAACATTAATACATAAAAGTTATATTGAATGTGCAAGATACTTTTATTTAAATCCATATTTGTTCTACCAAAAATATCCAAATATTGAAATAAGAAGAAATCAAATGGTTATTTTTGAAAAAATTCAAAATTCGATTATTGAAACAATTAGACAACTTCTTCCAATGAAAATAATATTACAAGAATATTTATCTGGAGTAGATATACCTGAATCGTCAGTTGAAGTTCGAAACACCGTTCCTCAACCAAATTATATGGCTGTCGAAGCGTTAGTAAAAAGAGATTTAGATGTAGAAAAGGATAAATTTGACGCTGTTGGAGGAATTTCACATAACGTAATTTCACGTGGTGGAATTTCACATGGTGGAATGAATGAAAATTTTGGAATGGAAGATGATGTTAATAAAATATCCATGTCAGACGAAAAAGAAGATTTACCAATTATAAAATCGTTAATCAGTGAATTAGGTGATGATGAGGAAGATGAAGATGACGAAGAAGAGGAGGAAGAAGATGATGAGAATGATGAAAACGTGGAAGAAAATCAAGATGGCGGAGGTGATAAAAGTCTTATAATAGAACATTATTCAAATTCACCTCCTAACACAGAATCACGAAAGAATAAATCTTCAGCGCATAGTGAACATTCGATTAAGTCATCAAAATCTAAATCAAGTATAGAAAATAAAAATCCATTAGATTTCATAACAACATCTGAGAGTAGTCAAGAAGACAATAAGACAGATGTGTTGGATGGAATTGGTACATTTGAACCTGGTGTAGCACCTGTACTAAAAACAGAAACAGAAAAAAGTGCTTATTTTGGTAAATTTTTCCAGTAGTAATTTTTAATAATAAATAATAAATAATAAATAATATCGTGATAAGATTTTTTTTATTAGAATATTTTCTCTATCAATAACATATAAAAATAATGCACTGTTTTAAGAATCCAATCATTTTAGCGTTATTAGGCGCAACACTTACATATTTGTATCTTATGTGGGAAAACAAAAATTTGCCCGAAGAGAAAAAAGCAAAAAAGATCTCAGTTTATAAACCAATTATAGCTGGCGTTATTGTCATGATTATTTCGTCTGTAGCATTCAAAGATTCTAAATATAAATTAGAACAAATTAAATTGCCAATAATGAATGATTTAGAATTTTCTGACTCTCCCGGATTTTTACTTAATTTCCCATCATTTTAAATAAATTGAACATATCTTGTTTTAATATACAAAACGAGATATACATATATAATACACATGTGTTTATTATATAGATTGACTGATATTATGTGTCCATTTATTCCATAAAAAATAGTTCTATATTATAGATGCCTGCCAAGAAGAATATAATATTCGACGGAAAAACATTCTCATTAAGAGAATTTAAAATGAAATGGCTACTTCCGAATCCATCAATTGCTGTAATCGCCAAACGTGGTTCAGGTAAATCGTGGGTGTGCAGGGATTTATTGCGTCATTTAAGTGATGTACATAAAATCCCTGGTGGAATAATAATATCAAAAACAGAAAGAGTTAATCCTTTTTATTGTCAGTTTTTTCCTGATTTATTTATTCATTATGAATACTCAACTGAACTTTTAGAAAAAGTATTTTACAGACAAAAATTTCTTTCTGACAAATTGGAAGAATTAAAACCAAAAGGTAAAAAGTTTGATCCAAGAATTTTTTTGGTTATGGACGATTGTCTTGGAAGTAAGTTGGATTGGTTAAAAGACAAACCGATAGCAGAATTATTTTTTAATGGAAGACATTATTTCATAACATATATAATAACTATGCAAGCACCTCTTGGTATTACACCAGAATATAGAGGAAATATCGATTATATTTTTTTATTAGCTGACGATTTCGTAAGCAGACAAAAAAAAATTTATGATCATTATGCTGGTATGTTTCCATATTTTAATGCATTTAAAGCTGTTTTTACTCAAGCTACACTTGATCATCATTGCTTGGTTATAATAAATAGATCTAATAATTCACAAGATATATCTAAAAAAGTTTTTTGGTATAAGGCTACCGACATAGAAATATCTGCTATTGGAAATAGACAATTTAATGATTTTCATACTAATAATTACGATAAAGCTTGGAAGAAAAAAGAAGGACAACTCGATGCCAACGATTTTTTCAATAAAAGGAAAAAAATTGTCGGATCAATTAAAGTTAATAGATTAGGTGAAAAATAAATAATCAAGGAAATTCGAATTTTAATATTTTTAAAAATCGAATTGGAATATTAATAATATTTAAATGTTAAGTTTAAAACTATTGTAAATTGATTCTAATTTATCAATACTGTTTTTTACACTTCCGTCATCAGGTTTATCTTTTGTGGATTCTTTTATTGTTTGAATCTTTTTACCCAAATCTCTGATTTTATCAGCTTGCTTTTCTTTATTTTTCATCTTTTTAACCATACTATCAAGTTTTTCTTTATTTTTTGTTATTTCTACATCTCTTTCTTCAATTGATTTCTTCTTTTTGTTTTTTCGCCTTCTCTTCTTTTTTTTGAGTGGTGGTATAAATGGTTCTTCGTCAAACATATTTTTTACGTCTTGGGGCAAATCATTTGTCTTGTCTACACTTTGGAGATGCTCCTCCATTTTTTTATCAAGCCTTTTCTTATCCAATTTCTTTTGTAATCTGTCTACAGTTGCCTTATGTTTATCATCCATTTGTCTTTCCTTTTCTTCTTTCATAGCCTTTTCTAACATATCTTTCTTTCTTGTCTCATGCATTACTTTCGCTTTAGTTAAATTTTCTTTGTATGCTTTCGCCATTTGATTCAATTGCTGATCTTTGTACACCTGATCTTGGACTGAATTCGGATCAGGATCCCAGGCCATCCATTTACCAACTGCGCCTACAAAAATATGGAATGTGTCATCTATTTCTATTAAATGTTTTGCCCACGCATTTGCTTCTTCTTCTGTATCGAAAACACCACGTACTTTGATTCCACGGATTGAACAGTTTTTAATACCTTCCGGTGATAAAAAGGATAAACAAACAAATTTTTGATTAGGTATCGAAGGATCATCAATTAAATAATCAATAGTTTTACTCTTTTTTTCCAACATAATATTTATTGCACTTATTTACTTAAGTAGATTTAATATTATACAATTTATACGCATTAACTAATTTTTTTTAATTTGTTGCGTTTTCAGTTTGAAATCTAAATAGCAATAATTAATTTTTTATCATTAATAACATTAGATGATTTACAAATTGTATTTTTCGTATCATTGTGACCATTATTTTTAATATGATCTTTATTTGATAAATCATATACGTAAACTCCGTTTTTAATAAATGTGGGAATATATTCCCATCCTGTGTCATTACATATTATTTTCCAAATTTTATCTTCCGAATCATTTTTTACTTTAGAAAATAAAGCAATCCCATAGTTTTCTGTTTTGTATTTTACAATTTGGCATATTTTATAGATAACATAGTTGTAGTTTAAAAAATTTGTTCTAACTTTAATATTTTTTTTGAACGAAAATATAGATTTTTCACACATTTTCATTATTTTATCCAGTTTATCTTGTGGTATTAAATTTGGTTTTTTTCCTTTAATTTTTTGAATAATTGAATTTAACTCATTACGACATTTGTGCAATTTCAAATCTTTATTAGTTTTATCTATTAATTTTTGTTTTATTCTACTCATTCGAGTATATTTATGTTGCATTTTTTACACTTTATTCTTATTGGCATACTTTGAATGTTATTAATGTTATTAATAAAATCAATTTTTATTAATAATTTTTTTATGCAATTAAATGGCAAATCAAATTAAATACTTGGTATGAATTCCCAAGTGATGTCTTTACAGATTCTTTTCCAAATATCATCTTGTTGTCGTAACTTATCACGGCTTTTTAATAAAGGAAAACATTTGATAAAATCATCTAATTCTAAAAGTTGACAGAATTTGTGTAAAACATATGAATAACTTAAAAAATTTGTACGGTTTTTGGGTCTATTATTTTCGAATGGTATTTGAATTTGTTTAAACATTTTTCTCAATTTGTTTTCGGTATCTCTACTTATAGTGGGAGGAGGTATACCACTTAATTTACTAATAATATGAGCTTTGTGTTCGTAATATTTATTGTAACCTAATTTTTTGAGTATTGATTTCATTTTTTTTAGAGTTAATTTCGACAGATCATAAATTCTGTTTTTATGTAACTCCTCAAGGATAGAATTATAAACATCTTTGGGAATTTCT